GTGCTTTGCAAGACCGGCGGCCTTGGCGTTGTCGTTCATGTGCGACGTGGATTTACGGGTCGCCTCGATCGCGGCTTCGTGCTTGACCCGCAGCGTTTCGAGCGCGCGAAGATTGGCGTCGGTGATCGTCACGCCTTTGGCGCGCTCGGCTGCGATCAGCGCCTCCATGCGGGATAGCCTGCCGCCGGACGCGGAAACCGCGTCATTGGCGCGCGTCATCGCCTCCAGTTTCGAGGCGCTGCGTGTCAGCGCCTTTTCGCTGATCTCGGTCTGCCGGACGAGCACCTGAGCGCCCTCGGCCGCGCCGCGTTCGGATTTGGCGAGCGCATCGAAATCCGCGGCGGCCTCGCGCACGCCGCGCGTCTCCATTTCGGCGCGATATTTTTCGACGATTTCGCTGAGCTTCATGATGGTTCTACGTCAGATAGACCACGATCGCCGGCTGGCGGCGATTCTTTCGAATCTGGGCGCGCTGCTTGCGCGCCGATCCATGGACCGAGGCGAAGCGCCTCGCCCAATCGTCGAGGAACGGGTAGCCGCCGGGCGTCGGACCTTCAGGCTCGGCATAGGTGAACTTGATCCTCGCCACGTTCGAAAACCGGGCATTGGCCATGGCCGCGACGGCCTCATAGACGTGTCCGGGAGCGTATTTGCCCTTGCCACGCTCGATCTTGCGCGCGTAAGCGACGGTCGGAACAAACAACACCTCGCGCGCGCCTACGGCTTCGAGCGTGTCGTCGATCTCGCGTCCATCGGCGTAGACCTTGAAGGTCGAACGATAGCGACCCGTAAAAATCGGCCCTGAACGCGCCAGGAGATCGGCGATGTAATCGACGACGCCGACGCCGAGATCCCAGCGCGCCTCGATCGCGCCGCCATCCTTGACCGATGCCAAGTCGCTTGTCGCGCGGCCGTCGACGAATGTCCGATACTGCACATCGTGTCCGACCACGGCGTCGTTGGCGCGATCGATTTCATCGATTCGGCCGCGAGCGACTTCGGCGAAGCGCTCGCGGCGAACCTTAGAGCTGAAGACGTGATTGGCGGAAAAAATCTCGGCGCGATCGACGACCGGGAACTTGACGCTCGCCGCCATCACTTTCCCTTCTTCGCTTCCTCGGCCGCCTTCTCGTTGGCCGTCGCGATGAACACCGCGTCCAGGCGTTTGATCAGCGTGTGAAAGCGATCAAACTCGTCGCGCCCGTCGATGCCATATCGGCTTGCGTAGCGGTCAATCGCAGCGAAGGGGATCGACCCGATTCCGCCCATCGCACCGATCGGACGGTCGCTTGAGATCGCCCAGAAGGCGTTCCAGACGAAGACCAGGTGCTCTTCGATTTCCGGCTTTTCGAGCAGCGCCCTGGGGGTGTCACCCTCTGCGGCGAGGTCGCGCAGCCATTGCTCCGACTCGCCCCACTCCAAGGCCCATTCAAGGGCCTCGATCAGTTTTTTGCAGACGCCTCCGCCTCGGCAAGATCGTCTTGCCCGACGACGTCGGCGGCCCATTCGACAGCCCAATGCAGCACGGCATAATTAGGATCGGCGAGCAGATCGGCCGCCTTCTCCTTGGAGAAGGCAAGGGGGGCGTCGTCATCGCCTTCGATGCCGCTCCAATCGATCAGGATCGTCTCGGAAAGCAGCTTGATGTTGATCTTGTCGAGATCCATGGGATCAACTCCCTTCACGCGCTCCGCGCGCGGGATCCCAGCGATCAGCTTGGCTCGAAGACGCCGGTAGTCCGCATTGGCGAGTCCGCGGACCTTGAATTTGACCCCCGGCAGGATATGGTCGACCGAGACCCATCGGCCGGTTTCGATCGCCGCAGCGTTGATAGCGATGTCCGACAGCTTCAATTTGCTTCTCCTTTGTTCGCGCCTTTCTTCGCTGAAGGCTCCACTGCGACCTCGCGCGCGAGGCCCTTGCCGATGATCAGCGCGCCGAAGGCGTCTGGCGCCTCGACGACGGAGCCGGCCTGGAAGACCGTTTGTGATGCTTCCGTGTCATCCGGAAAGCCGGTGAAGGTGGTAAGGATTTCGACTTTCATGGCGCAGGCCTCCATTATGCCACGGCGCGCGTGATGCGGATCGAGCCGCTAATCCCGGAGTCGTAAATCGCGCGGAACGGGACGTTGATCATAACGTCGTCATTCTTGCCGCCGAGACGCCTGGCGCCGTCGAGGAAGCGCACAACCGGCATGTTGATCGTGTATTTCTTGTCGGTCACCGCGCCGACGGTCAGGCTGATCGCGCCGCCGCCGTGGTCGAGGACAGCCTGATAAAGCGCGTTCGATTCGAAATAGGCGTCGAACGATCCCGTCACGTCGATCTGGCCAGAGCCGAAGCTGTCCGCATAGAGGGAGCCGACGATATCGCGAATGCGGAGATTGTTGGCGATGTTGAGCGACAGATTCTTGATTTTCGGCACCGGCGAGAGGCCTGCGATCGAGAGGCTCGCGACGGACACCGAGGTCTCCGGAACATTGGTGTTCGGCGCGGTGTAGGTCGCGCCGGAGATGATCGCCGTCGCCAAGCTCTGTTGCTTGCCCATCAACTTCATCGATCCCGTCACGCCCTTGCGCGCCGGGAAGTTCAGGGCGAGCGAGTCGACATCGACGCCGGTGAACCGCGAATAGGCGAACGATCCGGAACCGAGGTCGACGGTCTCCTCGAAGGTGAAGCTCTGCTCGACGGAGCTGTTGGTCAGGACGTTAGTTGTCCAGGACCCGAAAAGTGCGCCGGCGAGGAGATCGTCGAACGTGCCGTAGGTCAGTTCGAAATCATATTGGCCGTCAACGTCTTGAGCGACCTGATATTCGTCTCTCACGTTCCGGTCGAGCCGGATTTCGTCGGAGACGACGGTCGTCTTTTTGGTGAGCATTTCGCCGCCGGTGCGGCGGATTTCGAGGAACGTCGGCGTCGCCGGCGTCGTTCCGTTTGTCGTCTCGGCGATATAGGCGACGCGCGTGCGCGACGTGGAGGCGATTGCCATTGTCGATTCCTTTCTTCGTTACCCGGCCACGTCAAAGCGATAGGGCGCGGCAAAGCTCAGTTCGAAGTAAGCGCCGTCGTCGTTCTCGTCGTTCACGATGGGCGGCGACGCCTCCCAGATCACGCCGGCGCCGCCGGAGAACACATGGCTCCTCAGCGCGGCGCGCAGCGTGTCGATGCGCTGCGCCCAGGGCGCAGCGGCGGGATTAACGCCGTGACCAATCGGAACAGCGAGCGCGACACGAAAGGCGCCCTCCTCGCGATAGATGTTGGCCCCCGGCGCGCCGACGCTGATGAGAGTCTCGGTCGCGACCGGATAGGTCACGATCAGGAACGCCGATCCATCGTCGGGGACTTTTCCAGTGTCGTTGAGCGCCTTGATTGGCGTGTGCGTCCAGTTTGCCGCGATCAAGGCCTCGATCGCGGTCATGACGGCAAGAGAGGCCACGCGCTACGCCCCAGCGAGATCGAGCTCGTAGGCGATCAGCACGCCTTGGACGCGTCGCGTCGCGTCGTCGACCGCGTGAATGACCAGCGTCTTTCCGGCCCAAACCAGCCGATCTTGCTTGGGCAGGAAGGGTGCAGGAAAGCCGCTCGCCACAACGTCCTCGGCGAGCACGATCGCCTCGCGCAAGCCCTGCTGGATAGCCCCGGTCACGTCGTCGGGCCGAAACTCTCTGACGCGCGCGCGCACGGCGTAGTCGCCGGCGCCGGCGCCCGATAGGCGGCGCAGCGTCACAGTCTCGCCGTTGACCATCTGCCGGCGATAAGACCCCATCGCGGCGGCAGGGGTCATATGGCGACAGAGCGGTAGGGGTGGAGCATTGACGCGGCGACGCCAGATAGCGCGCTCATTGCCGAACCGCTGGAGGAATTGACCCAGAACTCCATCTCGCTCACTCCATCGACCCGTTCTCTGCGAAGAAGGGGATCCCGTGATGCCGCCGACCATTGCTCGCGCAAAACAGTGATCGCGGCGAGCTTCAACGACTCTGGAACTGTCGCGAAGCCGGCGAGATACGTGATGACGATCTTCGTTGCCGGCCAGCACACGACGCCGCCAGATGCGTCGAGTCTGTTGATGAGACCGGCCGCTTTTTCAGCCTCGTAATCGGCGCCGGTCAGCGCAACGTCCGCCTCGACGATGCTTGTGATTGATTCGACGAAGCGACGTGCGAGACGCAGGGGGTTGACGCGGCGTTCGAGGCGGAACGTCTCGATGATCGTCTCCCGCCGCAGCGTCGGCGCGGTCACGCCATCGGCGGCGACGCTGCACTCGCGCGCGATCATATCCGATATTTGCAAGCCGAGCGTCGCAAGCGCAGCGTCGCTGCCAGAGCCGGCGATTCCAAGCGCGGCCTTCATCTCGGCGAGCGTCAGCAAATTTCGATCCGTCGCCGGCGCCGAGACGATGAACATGCGTCAGGCTTTCGAAGCCGGCGAGATCGGACCGCGGGGCACAATGGGCGGCGGCTTTGACGCGCCCGAAGCCGGCGGGGATTGGGCAGGCTTTTCGTTTTTCTTCTTGTCGGCCTCTGTGTTGATCTTGTCCGCTTCCGGGTCGATCAAGCCGGCTTCGACGAGCCCCGCAAACACTCCATCCGCAATGTCGTACGCTTCGCCTTCGTTGAGACGGAGAACAGAAATGCCATCCGGAGAGTAGTCGAACGATTTTTTGACGAGAGCCTTCATTCATCTGCCTCCATGCTGGCCCGCGCGGTTTTTCCGCGCGGGCGCCGGTCACCTTACGTTTAGGCCGGCGGATTGCTGGTCGGAGCCGAGCGTGGGTTGCCGAGAATCCAGACTCCGGCGACGAAGGCGTTGCCGGTGTTGTTCGCGGGCGTCACGGTCACGCGGGCGTAACGCTTGCCGCCGACATAGCCGATCTTGAACGCCTTATCGTCGTCGGCGAAGGTGAATCCGGCCTGTGCCTCGGTTCCGAGCAACTGCGAGTCGGCAACCGCCGCGGCGTCCGACAGGTTGGCTGCGGCCCCGTCCTCGACCAAGACGGTGAACGTTGCGTCGGCGTCAGCCAGCGCGCCGGTCAAGATCACAAATTCAGCGGACTCATAGCCGGCCATGTCGATGATCTGCGACACGAACGGCGTGTTGTCCGCGACCGCGGCTGCGGGCGAAATGCCGCGCTTGACGTGGATGTTGTTGTGAAGATCGCGAGAGGCCATGTCTCGGCGCTCCTGATTTGAGTGATGGAATGGAAGGCGGCGCGCTCGTAACGCGCCGCCGACGATGCCGCGTTAGGCCGCAATCTTGAGCTTGCGCAGCGCCTCGGGGAGCACCACCTGCCCGCCGAGACGGCGGCGGAAGATGAACCGGACATTGCCGGAAGTCGCCTGCGTGTAGGGATCGCGCAGGAACTCCATGCTGATCCGGTCCGCCAGCGTGTAGCCGCGGCGCCAGTCGCCGAAAACGACCGGATAGGCGTTCGCAGCGACGTTCGGCATGTCGGGCATTTCGACATAGGGAGCGCCGAGGATCGTGTTCGGAATGCCGCTAGCGAGACCCGGCGACCAGAGATACTGGTTCGTCGTGTCCTTGAGCTTGCGGATCGCCCCGAGCGTCGTGCGGTTGAGCCCGAAGGCCGCGTTCCGAGAATAGGCGGTCTTGATCGCGTGGAAGAGGTTGATCAGACCGTCTGCTGTGACGAGATTGGCGTCACCTGAGTTAGTCTCGCCGACGCTCGCATTCACGAGCACGCCCTGCGGCTTGCCGACGCCGTTTCCGGAAATGACCGCGGCGCCTTCAGCGACGGCGAACTGCTCCTCCGCCTCCATACGCAGCTCCGCCTCGATGTCGAAGGCGGAATCCTCGAGCATCTGATTAGAGATGTCGACCAGCGCATAGAGTTCATGCAGCGGCATTTCCTCGAGGCCATAAGCCAACCCGGTCGTTTCTGTGCGGTTCCCCTGCTCGGCGACCCACTGCGCCGCGAACTGGCCGCTGCGCTTCGGAATCTGGATCGACTTTGCCGCAGTGGTGCGCACCCGAACCAGAGCGCGCACGGGGCTCATTTCCGTCACCCCCTTGATGATCTCGCGGACGTATTCCAGGGGAGCGAGGTAGCCGCCGGCCGTGTCGTTGGAGATGTTGAGCGACTTGTATTCTGCGATCGCGTCTTCCACGGACTTCCGATGCTCGGCGCCGAGATTGACCACTCCAATAGTGTGGGCGGCGATGACGGCGCGGAGCCAATCGTTGGCCCGCTGCTTCACTTCCGCCGCATTGCCGCCGCGCGCCGCGCTGGGAATGCGCGCCATAGCGACCTCCATGCGGTCGACCGCCTCGCGGGCGGCCTTGGCCTGCTGCTCGGCGAGCGTCAGCTTCTGGTTGACGCCCTCGTAGCCGGCGAGCGTCGTCTCGATCTTCGCCAGCTTTTCGGTGACGAGCGGATCGGCCGCGCCCTTCTTTTCGATTTCCGCCAGACGCGCATCGTTCGTCTTCTTAAACTCCTCGAACGCGGTCATGACGGGATTGACCGCAGCGTCGACTGCGGACTTGATTTCGTCGGGTTCCATGATCTTTTCCTATCGTGCGATGGCTGCGGCCAGCGCGCCCATGCGCTTGCGCAGGTGCTCTGACAGCACTTCAGCCGGCGGCGCTTCGTCACGAAGGCTTTTGGCAACGTCCTCCGCGTCACGCGGAAGCTTCTTGCAGAGGACCGCGACAGCCGCCTTGGCGTCGCGCCGAGAAAGTTTTGCTTCGTCGCGAAGCGCGTCCTCCAATTCCCGAGGATTGAAAATATGCGGATCGATGAGCCCCGAAGCGCTCTTGATGAAATTGACCCGTGCGAGAGGGTTCATCGGATCATCGACGATCGAGACCTCTTTCAAATCTATCTCCTTGATGGTGCGCGCCGGCTCGCCCATTCGGCCGCTGCCCTTACGCGATCCGTGCGGGGGAACGCGGTAGCCGATCGAGAGTCCCTTGATCGCGCCCTCCTTGAGGCGCGCCATGTTCATCTTCCCCTGTTCGGTGTCGAGCCCGATCAGCCGGCCTTTCACGACCAAGCCGGTTGCGTCTTCCTCGATCGAATCCCAGACGCCGATCGTCCCCGCCTTGCGGTCGTGGTTGTAGTACATCGACGGCTTGCCGCCCGTCATCGCCTTGGTCGAAAGCGACTTAGCGAAGGCGCCGCGCTCGATCATGTCGCCGCCCTCGTCGACGTTGCCGAAGACAGCGCCATAGCCCTCGAAATAGCCGGGCGGGCACTCCACCCCCGCGAATTTCAGTTCAAGGGGGACGCTGATGCAGCCAAGTTCCATTTTCAGTCTGCCCTCGGTTTCCAGCTCTCGTCGATCTCTTGGAAGATTTCCGGCCCGAACCGAAGCGGCCCGCGGAACGGCTCCACTTTCGAAAGATCGACTCTGGCGGCGTCATCGGTGATCGTGACGTGAGGCTGATATTCTGGCCAATCCCACGATGCCCCGGCCTCTCGGATTTCGTGATTGCGGCGAGTCAGCGCCCACGAAGCAAATTTCAGAGCGACGGCGCCTTCCTTCCCGATCGGCTCGACCGCGCGAGGGCCGCCGGGCGCGACTATCAACTCTCCCTTGCCATCATCGACAGGATACTCCTCGCCGACGCGCATCCAGTCGATCGGCGAGCGGCTGTAGGCGATGGTGACATGCAGATCATCCGAGGCGAGCGTCGGTGCGAAGCCCTGCGCCATCGCCCACGCGAGGAACTCGTCGGAGTTCAGGAGCTTGCGCGAGACGTATAGTGTGCGCGGCTTGATCGATTTTTCGCCATCGGTAACTTGCCCGACGTGACCATCAGTCGCCGTCGCGCCGGGCGAACGATCCGTCGCTGGCGCCATGGTGAGCGGCGACATGACATGATCGAGGCTCGCCTCCGGATTCCACCCGTCGTCTTCGCGAACCTCGTTCGGCGTCAGCCAGCCGGGGTTCGAATTGGTCCCGAGCGCAGCCTGGTAATAGCGCGTACGTGCTTCCAGCGACCCGCGCGTCAACTCGCTCGTGTCGATCCTGACGTGATAGCCCTCGCGGCGCTCCGCCGCCGTGAGCAGCTGCGTGTTGATCGCCGCCTTCAGGGCCTTGATCCACCGCTGAAGTGTGTAGCGGACATGGGCGTCGAAGAACGCCTCGGCGCTTGCGAACGTCGGCGATTGATCGCCGGCATGGCCAAGCATGATTGGAAATACGCCGAGCACGCGGGCGATTTCCTCAATTTGATGCTTCCTCGTTTCGAGGTGCTGGGAATCGACCCCGGTCATGGCCAGCGGCGTATATTTGAGGCCGCCGCCAGTGATGATCGTTTTCATGGCGTTGGCGACGCCGGCATAGGCTTGGTTCAGTTGCTCGCGCAGCAATTCGACTTGCGCCTTGTCAACCTTCTGCTCCGTCGAGAGTAGGCCGCTCGGCCGGACGCCATTCGAGTGGAGACGCGCCTGCGACTCTTCCGTCGCCCGCGCCAGACCGATGGCCTCGCGCCCAACAACCGCAGGATCGAGCCCCTTGAACGGGCGCCACGACGGCCCGCAGAGGTGAAAAACATCATCGGCGCCAAGCGACGCATATCCGCCGTTCTCGAAAGTCACGTCGAACCGCTTCCGCATCATCGGAATCGTGAGGTCGACAGCAACACTTTCCGGGCGGATGGGAATGAGCTCGCGCACCTGATCGGCGACGACCACCTTGTATGAGACGCTGTTGCCCGTCGCCGCAGCGTGCATCAGGATCGTCGTGAAGAACTGAAACGCGTCCTGAAGCTCGCTTGGCCGATGCAACAGCACGTCATAGAGCGGATGATCGACGGCCGGCTCCGAGCCCTTTCCCCTTGGAAGTTGCCGGTAAATCTCGACAGGAAGCTGCGAAATCCCGTCGGCGATGACCATTACGCCACGGAAAAACGACGGCACTTGCAGCGCCGCGACAGTCGAGACGTCCGTCCCGGATTTCGTCGGGATGCCCCAACCGCCGTTGATCGCGGCCCAAAGATCAGGCGATATATCGACGGACTTCGTCTCCTCCTCGGCGCGCGCGGGAGCCGAGGCTGGCTTGTGACCGCCGCCGAAAAGCCGTCCGAACAGGCCCATCAATCCTCACAGGACAAAGATTTCAGGGGCGGGCGCAGTCGCCGGAGCAGGGTTGGCGCTCATGAGCGTCGCAGCGTCGAGCAGCGCCATCAATGGGTCGATCTTCGCCTTGCCGCTCGCCTGCTTTGTGATGACCACAGCATTGCCCTTCATTTCGAGCTTTGCATTCGTTGCCGCCCAGGACATGATCGCTTGACCGCCATGGATCAGCGTTCGGCTGAACAATCTGCGCTCGCAATCGATGATGACGCCGTTCAACTTGTAGCCTTGCGAAACCGCGAGAACGCGATCAAGGCCGATGCCGACACAAGCGAGCTTGTCTGTCAGGCTTTTTGCCCCGACTGGGTCCATGCCGACCCCGGCCAGAAGACCGGCATCGTCGATTCTGTGAACGATCTCGGCGATTTCGATCTCCGCGTCGTCAAGATTTTCGACGACCGTCAGTTCTCCGGCCGCGACGAAATCCTGATATTTGACCTGCTCGGATTTCCGTCTTTCGAGCGCGATCTGTGCGCACCATGTGTGGTTCCATGCCAGCCAGCGGCGAAATCTTACGTCTTCTTCGCCGCGTTCGCGGCCGATGACGCAAAAACCATAAAGATCGTCGAGGCCGCCCCCATCGACGCCGACGGTCACGACATCGCATCGCGACAGGATGTCGTCCAGTGTCAGACAGCGGTCCGCCGACGCATCCCAATATTCGGCTCCGGGCCACGCGTCGCCGGCGCTGCGACTGCCGATCTGAACATTGAAGTGCTGGGAGGCGAAAAGCGCGAGCGCGTCTTTGCCGCGCTCCTCGGCTTCAACGAGCGATGTCTCGAGGAAATCCGGGCGAACAGAGCGTCCGTAATTCGGATTGATGATCGGCCAATACTTGCGGTCGCGCCAGTTATCGGCGAGCCGGGGCGGCAGCTCGTAGAGCACAGGCAAAAGCGGCAGCGCCAGCTTTCCGTCGCGCACCGCCCTCGCCTTGGCGAGTTCTTCTTTGAACACACCCTCTGGCGACGCTTTCGATTGCGTTGTGATCGTAATCAGGAAGCCGTCCGGCCGCGCCGCGAGCGCGCCACGAAGTTCGACCATGATTTCTGCGGTCTTGGGCGACAGCGCCAACTCGTGCAACTCGTCGATGAGTGTTCCGACTTGCTTTCCGCCCGTCACGACCTTTGTGTCGGCCGCCTTGACTTTCAGCGTGGCGCCCGTTCCGCGCCGCATGATGGTGCGGATATGTCCCTGCGGTTCGTAGAACGCTTTGGCCAATTCAGGGTCGGCCCGGATTGTCCGCGCGGCCTGCCAAAACGAAATGTCTGCGATCTCCTTTGTCGGCGCGACGATCACGAACTCGGCGGCCGGACGATCGTTGATCAAGATCGCAGTCAGCATGATCGCGGCAGCCGCGCTGCTCTTTCCGTTTTTCTTTGGAACAAGCAGGAAGAACTCGTTCAGCGCGCGCCGTTTGGCGATCGGGTCATATGACCCGAAAATCGCTTCGACAATCGGGAACAACCACGGGCCAGCCGCCTCGCCCATAGTCGGCATCCCATGCACATCGGGGATGCGGAGCCGCTTGAGCACTCTCAGCCCAAGATCGGCCTCGCTCGCGAAGAGCGGCAAGTCCGGGACGAGCGAGCGGCCGGAAAGGATACGATCCTCCCAGTCTTTGCAGCTCGTATCCCAATTCATAGGAGAGTTAAGACTTTGGCCTGTTTTTTCTGATTTTCCAGCGCCCACATTGGCCTCAGATTTGACAGCCCCCAGCAGGCCTTGAAGTCCGGATCATCGGCCGTCACTATGTTGAACGATGAAACCGGGACGATATGATCAATATGAATTTCTCCATTGAGCAAGCGCTCCCATGACATGCCGTGCGTGAACTGACGTTCAATATGTTTAGCGAACTGCTCCTTCGTATACCCGAGGATTTCTTCCGTTCGCTTCGACGGCACGCGCGTGAGCATCTGACGAAGGCGCGCCTTGATCCGCTTCTTCAACACATAGGCCGGGTCTTGCCGGCGCCGAGCATCGCATCGGCGCTGCTTTTCCCTGACCTTGTCCCGGGTGCGCTCGCGTCGCAAACGCTCGCTCTCGCGAATCTTGTCGCGATTTTCCGCCTTCCATTTGCGCTGGGTCGTTAGCGCTTTCTCTCTGTTCGCGGCCCGCCATTTTCTTCCTGCCGCAGCGGCGCGGCCGGAAGAAACGTATTCGCGTTCGTACTTCTTGCGCTTCTCCGCAATTTCTGGGTCGCGGAGACGCACCCTGACGCCAGCGTTTCGACATTCCTTGCACTGGCCACGAAGCCCATATTTTCCCGCCGCATTACGCGAGAAATATTCGGCAGTCGCGAGCTTCTCGATCCCGCAACAAGAACACGTCTTGACGAGGTCCGGGCACGCTGTGGACCATGCCGCGTCGGTCAATTCGGGCGCCCGCGCGGAAGGAGATCGTCACCCCAGTCGGTGCCGACGCCAGCGCTCAGCGCCGCCTCCTGCGCCGCCTCTTTCTTACCGACATTGGCCGGCTTCGGGGCGGACCGACGCGATTCCGGTGTCGCGCTGATAACCGTTTTGTCAGCGCATACGCGCCAGGTCATTTCCTCGAGCTTCTTCTGCGCCGACACGTTTCCAGCACGCGCGGACTTCCAAAGGAGCTGGATGGCCTCGGCGCGCTTTTTTGCGCGCGCACCACGGATGTTCTCGGCGAAATGTTTTCGCAACGTCTCCGTCGAGCAACCGACAGCCCGCGCCGTATCGTCCTCGGACACCCCGGAGCCGATAAGCTCCTCTACCTTCCGGATCAGCGCCGGCGTCGCTCGGAATTGAGGGCGTCCCGGCCTTCTTCGTGCGACCAATGCCAAGCCTCTGTTTCTGTGCCACTTCTGCGGTTGCCCGGAATTTCTAACGGCGGCAAAAAAATTCTGCGCGTGAG